TCCACCAAGGCCACCAAGGAGGCCGCCTATGCCACCGCCACCGCCGCCTGACGTTGTCTGCACTTGGCCATGCGGTGCCATCCCGACCGCCTGTAGCGGTAGGCCAAGAGACGCCTGTGGCGCGCCTGTAAACCCGCCATATTGCGCACGGGCGGCGTCGATCAACGCTTGGTTCATAGCCTGCTGCTGCTGGCCGAAGCCCATCTGCTGTTGCTGGATATTCATACCCTGACCGAACATTTGTTGGCCAAGGCCACCAAGACCACCAGCGCCAGCCTGTCTTACACCTGCGGCGCTGAATTGGCCGCCGAAGTTTGCTTGATTTGCGGCCTGCTCAAACTGTGCTTGTTGTATTGCAAACTGGTTCGCTGCTGCCATGTTACCTGCCCGTGCGGCTTGTTCTCGTGCGGCGGCGGCTTCTGCGGCTTGCTGGTTAAGGGTGTTGGCCTGCATGCTCTGCTGACTTGCCAATGTGCGTGCCGCTTGGGTCTGCCCAATGTCAAACTGGCCAGACTGCAACGCTTGTGTGAATCCAGCCTGACGCTGTTGTGCAGATAGCTGCCCCGCCTGACGCAGTGCTTCGCTAGCCAAAACGCCTTCCTGCACCGCCTGCCGTGAACCGCCAAAAGCCCCGGCACGTTGTGCCTGAGCCGCTAGGTTTTCCGAAGCCATCTGACGCTGGCGCTCAATGTCTTGCTGGCCAGCGTCAACAACCGCTTGCTCGTATGGTGACATATACGCACCAAGATCGGTCGTAGCTAACTGGTTGACGTCAATCTGGCCCGGCGCATTCACATCTGCAACCTGACCTACGCTTTGCATCTCACGGGCCGCGCCAAGCTGTGCTGCCTGCATGGGTGTCATCTGGAAGTTGGCCAAATCTGAATAAGCACTCTGTGCGCCACGCTGCGCTTGGGCTGCTTGCGTAAACACGTTTGACGGGGCTGGCGGTGGTGCGCCGAACTGAGTGGCCTGTGGTGCGCCGAACTGAGTGGCCCCAGCAGGTTGCCGGGGTGCGTTTGATGAAGGTGAGCCTGCCATTATAATATATCCGATGTGTCTACGTAGTCACGACCACGTTTAAAGTCTGCACTATTGCTAGCAAAGAAATATTTACCATCAGTTCCTTGATAGTAGCCGGGACCATCAAATCTTTTGTTCGACGACCCAGCAAGAGTTGTTCCCGGTGGTAGCTGGTCATAACGCTTGGTGTAACCCGTGGTGTTCGGTGCCGGGTTGTCGCGCTCCATAAGTTGCGCCGTACCAGCCGGCGCCTTACCCATGAGGTCAAGCTGCGATCTGTAACCAACACCCATCGGATCACGGCCCTCAATTTTCAATGGATTGCTGATAAATCGGCGCTGAAGAATAACCGCGAACGCCGCCAAAGTCTTGTGCTTGTGGCATGCCCTCCATTGCTGATTGTGCGCCTAACCCCCTGCTGTCGCGTCCTTCAAACTGACCAAATTGCTGGTAGTGCGTCATGGCAGATGGCATGGCGCCAGATTGCACAGCCGCAGCCACGTCTGGATTTGCCATAAGATATTCATGTTCAGCGATCTTTTGGCCAGCAGGTGTCGCCCGCGCAGTGCCAGCAAAAGGATCAGCCAAACCAAAAGCGCCGGCGGCTTTCATAATGTTTTGGCCTGCTGCTTCCTGCATAGGCGTCATTGCCGCCACGTCTGGCCCAAATTGAGGCACATAGCCAATGCGTGAAATTTCTTCCGCCTTGTCGATGTTGCGCTCGCCAGCTCTTTCAATAAATTCGGGAATTTCAACTTCCGTTTTTTGGCTTCCGCCTTTTCCGCCACCACCAGACATTTACAAGCCCTTTTCCAAAACAGTAAGTGTGTGTTCAAAACCTTCTTTAGACAATACACGTTTCCAGCCGTGCCGTCCCGCTATTGTGATGCTTACGCAGCCATTGGCCTTACCAAACCTTTCGGCGCTGTCTAGCATGTCCACAATGGTTTCCATCTTACCAGCAGCAAGGAAAACATGCAAAACCTTCTTTCTAGGGTATATCACGATTTCTGTGACAGCGCACGCATCGTCGCCAAGCCATAACTGCATCTTGCCGCTTATTATTGACTCACGGATGTCTTGATAGGTGTGCGTGTTGCCACCCTCATCTAATGCTGACTCTATTAACTCTTGAATGTTCAAGCGCGAATCCTTGTCAAAGTAAGCGTTGTGGATGGTGACGCCGGAGCATAAGCCGTAGCGGGAAAGGCTGTCAAAGACCCACTTGTTGAATCTGTCGCCCACATAACTTCAAGATAGTCATTAGCATTAACAAGAAAAATAGCGGACCTGCTAACCACTGTGCTGGCATTGTTCTGATGTAGCCTCGAAACGATTGTGCTTCCGGGAACGTCTACCCCATTGATTCTAGGCCAAAATCTAAACGTGACCGTGCTGCTTGATGATGATGTGATTTGTGCTGTGAATGAAACGTAATACTCGCCGCTTTCCTCAAATACAATACGCGACGCTGGTGTGCCAAGGGTGATGCCGTCGCCCAATGCTGGCGTGTCGTACGTTATGGCATAAGCAGTGTCAGCCGACGCGGCGGTAATGTCTGCATCTTGTATTAGCTGTGCGTAGCCATCGGCCAAAACAATCTGACGCCATTTACCACCTTTTGACACAATAGGGTATCCATTCTCGCGGTCATACAAAAGCACACCGTCTTCCGCTGCTGTGGATGAGCTACCTCTTACCCCTAGTTGGTCCAGTGCGCTACCAAGATAACGCCTAATGTCTTCAGCCCATTCATAAATATTTGCGGTAATAGGTGGAACAACCCTATTTCTCATCTGCGACCCCCCGGTACCGCTTCAATCCTCATAACACCCACACGCCAATCGTCGTTGGTGTTGCCTGTCACGCGCATCCTGATCTGGCGCCCTGTAAATCTTACGCTTGTTGGGTTGCTTAACGTAAAGGGGCCAAACTCACTTTCGGTGTCAGTAGGATAAAATCTTGTCTTAAACGTTGCCGTGACGTCGCCCAAATTAAGCTCATCCGGGATAAGCTCATTGACCGTCATAACCTGATCGCCAGATGCCAAAGCTATTGGCCCTGTTTCGCAGAAAACATTCTCAGACTCATAATCGTTGCCAACCTCATGCTCGTATAACTCGCCACTTGGCTTTACTAGCATGGGATAGCGGAATACGCCACGGTCAACACCAGCCGTGCGGCTCAGGTCGCCTGTGATCCACACGTTCTGCCCGTAGTCATAAGCTACATATCTGTCACATTCGACGCTGGATTTGCTTGGGTAGAACCACCAAATCTCATTCCAGAAACTGTTGACCACAGCTGACACTTTACTAATCTGGTCGCTGTTCATGTCGCTAAATACATAGTCTGACACTTCGCAAGGCATCTTCTGCACCGCGCCGCCTGAATATATAAAGAAGGACCGTCTGCCCATCCAAATAATGCCTCGGTCAATGGATGCCGCAGCGTTTGGTGCAACAAGGCCGCATGATGTGCCCACACGCTCAAAACCATAAACAAAAGGCGGCCCCTGATATGTTGCAGTGTGCGCGTCTTGATCTGTCAAAATAAGAGCCTGACCCCGCGTTCTTAGACCACGCAAGATGATGCCATTGGTTTGCAGCTCAATATCACCGGCTTGGTTTGTAATTGCTGGGGTCCAAGTATTGTTATCTTCTTGGTCAGAAAACACGACCCTACGTGTATTTCCGCCTGCACCAAAAGCAAAAACAAATCGCTCTTCCGTAACCATCATGCCAGAACAGCCTGTCGGTGCATTGCTCAGCACAGCCGCTGGCGTGTTCGAATCAAGCTGCCATTCGTAAATCTTACCGTCAGCCGGTGAGCAAGCCAAAAGATACTCGCCCCAGTTTTCTAACGATAATTGCGTTGCCGGTAGCACGGTTGTGTTATCTTCGCGTGCTTCGCCATATAATGCCGTGCCATACACGCCAGCGCCATAGCCTGTGTTGATGGTGGCATCAACACGGCCGGGTAAAAATCCAACGGGCGTAATGTCTGACACAGTGTTGCCTGCAGTCATGGCAAGCAGCTTATCGTGGGCGCCAAAGGCTATGCGTCTATTCCCGCTATTGTCTTCCCAAGAGTGCATCGTGCGCACGACTCCGTCTATATCAACGTCGCCACGCTGTCGCCATCCTCCTACGTTACGCAAGGCGCCCTCGTGGAACCTAATAAGGTTCCCGTCACGCCAGCGGCCAAGCGCTTGGTATTCGGTGCCGTTTCTAAACTGGCCCGGTGGTATATTCAGCGGAATGAGGGGCATAAGCGCCTACCTCCATACTGGCTCTACGGGCCAGTCACCATCGGCCAAGTAAGGAAAATTTGCATGCTTTGTGATGTCACGCAATGCCTGACGATAAAGAAAGAAAGCAGGGGCCTCATCGGCTGTGAGGGGGCTGTCGTCAAGCATTGTCCAGTCCGTCTGAGATAGTAGATAATTGCGCTTCTCTCTGACTTGGCTTGCCGCTTCAGCGTCCTTCTTGGCTTGGTAGGCTTGTTCCTGCTCTGCCTTGGTGTGAACCACACCATTCTCGTCTGTGTAGTCTGAGAACATGTCACGCTCTACCCACGCATATACCCAGTTGCCTTTGGCATCCTGTACAACACCGTTGCGTACTACTGTCTTGTAGTCGCCTGTGGTGTCAGGCTTCGGTGATGCAAGCACCGGGTCGATGCCCAAGGCTTCATGCACGTTAGCGTTCCATACTCGTGGTAGGGATATGTTGGGGTTTAGTTTGCGAACCTGTCCCTGCGATAGGACTTCGCCTGTTGCTCTTACACGATATTCTGACATGATTGAAAGTCTCCTGTGTCAGTTGATTGTAAATATGACCACCCATTTTTGTTGTGGCGACATCGCCACTGAATAGTTACTGCCGGAATACCTAGCTCTTTTGACGCTTCAGTTGTAGAGCCAAACCTGCCAAACGGGCTAACAACAGTTTTAGCTCTGTAGTTATTACTACCACCAACTGCGGCAGAGATTTTAGCCTTTACCTCTGGGCGATGCATGACGTTTTTTTCGCCTTTAGCATAATCATTAGATCGACCTGAGTTAGATTGTGAAATTTTCGCTTTGGTTGCCTCAGAAACTAATTTGCCTAGGTTCCCGTCTCGCACGTTATCTTTGCCGAGACCAATGTATACGTTGCCTAGCTCGTAGTTCCCTTCGTCATTTTTGCGACACATGCAGTACTTCTGCGATCCACGGCCTCGATCTTCCCATTTTCCAGACTCAACCCAGACAGACTTCCATTCCTCAAAGCTCATGACCATTTGAAGGCCACGCCGGTTAGCGTTTGATTTTTGCTGAGTGTAAGCCCTTAGGTATTCACATCTAGCCATCTCAACTCACCGCAAGAAAAATATATTCGCCGCCAGAGGCATTGATTGTAGAGTCGTTGACAATAAAACCACTGCTGTCCGGGTCAACCCAATCTGTGCTGGTGACTTCAGCGTCAGTTGTGTTCAACTCAAGGTAAGGATCGTTACCTGCGATGATTCCACGCTCTGTATCAAATACGTGCCAGTCACCTGTTGTGCTACTTGCCTTGACCAAGAAGAAACGGGCACCTGCGCTGAACCCACAGTCAATGGTCTGGCTTGTGCCGTTACCTGTGTAGCTACCCACCTTGGATACGCCGGGGAGGGTGGCGAAGAGGTAGGCGATGTAAGGTTCTGGACTACCATTAAGGCTTGTTCCTAATGTAAAAACATCACTTTGAGGGTCAGTGTTGTTAAAATAACTAGAAGAGGAACTGCCAACTGCAGAAGTATTGTTTAGGCTTAAAACTTTGTCATTTCCAGTAGGTTGACTATAAACAAACCAGTTTTGTACATCCTGACGACGCTTGATAATCATCATCTCAGGTGCAACACCCAAGTTATGACTTACAGTGCGTCCTGCTACACCATCCCCCTCATAAGCCACCACATCAAAGAAGCCGGGCGCACGGCGGAACATCCATGAATAATAGTTTGCATTGCCTAGGCCAACCGAAAAAAAGCCATCTTGATAATCAAAAGCA